CCCACTTTCAGTTGTACGTGACTAAAATCTTCCAAATCGCCCTTCGCTTCGCGCGCGGCGTCTTTTACGTCACGATAGCTGGCGCTTTTGTGAACGGCTGATGGTTTGCCGCTCGGCTCTTCGTGCGGGACTGGAGCGCCGCGTTGCGGACGATTTTGGGCAGGATTTTGGTTTCGGGCTTCTGACTTGGGCTTTGGCTTATCGCTCGGGCCTGGGCCTGGGCCTGGGCTTGTGGCGTCAGCCTCGGGTGCAAACTGTTGACCTTCAACCGCCATGTGCAACGGTATTACGCCCGCGCCCGTGGTTATGGTCGGAATATCCCCATCCTCGAACGGTTCTTCCCCAAGCTCGGCTCGGACTTCATTGCGCGTCCTGAACCCTTCGTTCAACTGAATTTGGTGAATTTGCGCCTGTTTGTACATATCGACTTCGGGGCGCGGCAAATATACAAACTCGACGTCATCGAACCCGAGTTCCTCCTGAATAATCCTATCCATGATATCGTCTTTGAACCACGACATCAACGGATACAGACCTTCCTCTTGCGCCGATTGCTGGGCGTTTTGGGCGGTCGCACGATTAGTCTGACGAATGAACGGCGTGGGACTGACGCTGAACGCATAACACGCGAGGCGGATCAACATTTCATCGCGCTGTGACCATAAACTCTCGCCGCTGGCGTTCTTAATGTCAAATGGCTTCATATTGCCGGGCAGGAAGCGCACCTTGGACTTTAACGAAAGATTGCCACTGAGCAAAGCGTCGAAATGGGCTTGGAAGGTTGCGATTTGCCTGGGCGTCCACGCCTCGGGCACTGTGACGATGAGTTCGGGCATCGACCCGCTGCGCCAAAATTCCAACTGGTACAGCGTCTTGCGAATTGCCTCCATCGTCTCGATTAAGATTTGCTCGACGGGCGAATAGCCGAACATTGGTAGTTCGGGACGCGGCCGCATCATCGCGTAGATGAGTTCGTCCTCGGACATGTTGACCATCGGCAGACCGTAAATGATCTGCTGGTATGCGGGTTGGCGGCGGATGTATTCGATCCCGCTTTGATCGACCTCAACTTGTGAGTCTGGTCGACGCCCTGCATCATCGATTAGTGGAAAAATCGTCGCGCCGTCAATCGACTCAACGTTGCGTACACGTCCACCAAGATCGCGGTTGATGTACAAACACGGCGCGTCGAGAACGAACAGATCGTCCAATAACTTGCGCGACCATTGGCCGTAACTGAGTTTACCATCGGGCCGTTTGAAGAACTTGCGTATGCCCTCGACGGTTGTGGAATTGGCGCGCGGTTTGTCGCGGCGCTGAATTGTCCACGGCAGACGCAAGAGTTGATCCTTGCGCGTCTCGATGACGGTTGCCAGTACGCCCCACGATTGCCGCATTCCGCGCAAAATACTGTACAAGCTCATGCGCTCGGGGACGTAGTTTAAGTTATATCCAACGGGATAGTCCCACTCTCGCGGCCGGTTGTAGCTGGGCGGCCCAAACGGCCACACCGGCTCCATTGGACTGTACCAGATATTCGCCATATCAACGTCATCGATCCAGGGCGGCGGCTGATCGGGACGATCGAATAAATATTTGCTCTGACCTTGCGTCGCACTAGCACCGCCTGGCACGCCGAATTGCTGCGGCAGTTGCTTGAGTCCGGTTCCGGCGTTGCCGCTCGGGCGATTTCGCGGCCCGGTTGGCGCGTAACTCGATGTGCTCTGCGGAAGCCCGCCGCGTCCCATCATACCGACGCCCGGATTGAACCCTGGCGAAATAGGAGTACCTTTGGTTTTCTGTAGAGCCATTTCCTGACTCCACTCGGCGAACGTCATACGCTTTTTGACATAAGCGCCGTCTTGCAAGTCACGCAACTGCGCCAAGCGATCGTCGCCATCGTCTATGCACCACGATTTCGTCATCAGTTGGGCTTCACTTCGGGCGACCAATGGATAAGATTTTCGGTCACACTTGCACCGGCGCTGCGTTTTCCCTTATTCTCTTTGAACTTCGCGTAACCCACGAGTTCGATATCGCGCAACTTAACGACGCGCAATTTTCTATCGATGACGCAGACGGCCAGCGTGCGCCCCTTCTTGCCGGGCGCGAAGCCGACTATGATAGCATCTTCGCCACGAACTTTAACCAACAAGTTCATCTTCCGGCTCGCGCGAGTTTGATGGGGTCGTCGGTGAAGAAACTTGGGCGCGCGAAGTTTGCGCGTTCGTTGAACTCGGGCTTGGGTTCGGGCTGAGGTCGAGAGTTCAATGAGTCCGTGCCTTTCGGCCCGCGCGGCAGGTGCCTAAGCTCCATTCTTCGTGCGGCGAATGATATGGAGCTTTCGGTCACATTAAATTTACGCGCCATTTCGGTGATTGAAATCTTTCCCCAATTCGCACGGACGAATTCGTCATCGATCTTCTTCACGCTGCGCGTGCTCCAAATCCAGCGCATTCGTAGTGCCAGATGAATTCACCGTCGGTAACACGCGATGGGCCAATCACCGCTTGACCGCAAGTCTTGCACTTGAGCGCCGCGCCGGGCGTCAGCTCGTGCATCGTTTGTTCGTACAATTGCGTTAGCTCATTGTCGAGAATGTCATCAGCTGTGACTACAAGCTCTGGCCGCCACGGACGGTTGTTCTCACTCGGCGCGAGTTCTTCCTTCTTCTTCTGTTCCGCGACCGTTTGCGCGTAATATTTCATCACGTTTTCGCCGGGTGCAGTCTCGACCCACATCTGCCGTGCCAGCCCGAGTGAAATCACGCAGTCGTCGTTCATGCCCTCGGCGGCGGCGTACCGAATGCCTGTGCGATAGGTATCGTACTCGAAGTTTTCCAACTCCTGACGAATAACCCCGTCCGGGTAGCCGATTTCGTGACTTTGAATGGAAACCGCCAAGCCTTCCATCAAGCGTTGCTTGGACATGGGCGAGAAGTGATAACCGAAAAAGTTCCCATGCTCGTGTTGGAGTTCTTCCAGCACCGGGTCGCCGACGCCCGTCGAGTCTACCAGGCACGGCGTATCTTCGCCAACAAACTGATGGATGCGCTTGATTGAGTCACGCCAGGGAACGCCGCGCCAGCGATGGAACGCGCAGACATGTCCGCGGTCGTTCAGGCCGGTTAAGACCAGCCAATCCTGATGCTTCGCTAAGTCTAGACCCCAAGCTACAACGGGGCCTGGGCTTGGGCTTGGAAGTACACACGCTAGAATGTGATCCAGGCCAAAGGGGTTCCCGCCGTCGTCAGACGGTTCGGCCATGTACAATTCGCGGAACACGTTCTCGGGGAGAGTGCGTCGGGCACTCTCGACCTCTTCCGCATCGATAACACCTGCCTCGATGGCGTCGAGCGCGGTGATTTTTTCGTAATACATATCGGAATTGGGGTCGCTCATCGACTGTTCGGCCATCCGACACATTCGATAGAACCAATTCTTGCGCCCTTTGACATTACCGATTACGCGAACTTTACCTTTGGTCGCCGTTAGCGTCGAACGCAGCGCGTACCACGACTCTTCTTTAGAGCGTGATCCTTCGTCGATCAGCGCCCCGAACACATCTTCGCCGTAGAGTGAGTCGGGATTGTCTGCGGACTTGAACCAGATAGTCGGCCCCGACATTACCGTGACGTATGGGTAAGGGCTTTCGCTTTTAACGAATGAGCCGGGTGTCAATCCTTGCTTCACGCGACGGAAAGCGATGTCCGCTTGTTGGCTGATCGGCGCGACCCACCAGTAATTCATCCCAGGTCGCCCGGCGAACGCTTGTTCCAAAATCCAGGCGATCCCACCGACGGTCTTACCCGCCTTGGTCGTCGCTTCGATGAACGAATAGCGACGGTCGTTGAAGAACGCGCGTTCTTGCTTAGGGTACAAACTTGGGCGAGTGTAAACGGACGACACGAAAGTTCTGCGCTCTCTCGAAGGTGCTAAAAATTTGCCCGGCAGAAGCCGAAGCCGCTACCGGGCGAATTTGAGGGAGGAATGCCATGCGCGATTTCGCTTCGTCAACTCTCCGACTGGAGTGCGTTGAACCGGAACGAAGCCACTGACCTAACGCTTGCGGACGCAAACGAGGCCGTCAGAAGGATTTCCAACGGCCTCGGCTTGGCGGCAACACGCGAAAGGCTATTGGGAAGCTTGAATGAGCGGGTGCGGCGGTTCAAGAAGATAATAGGGACTCTTGCATGAACGTGAAGATTAGGCATACTTTATCAGGCGGCGCTTTTTCCACAACCTCACGCAGTCCTTTTGCGTGCCATGATTTAACAAGTTGTGGGCTGCTTTGCAAAAGCTTAGCTATACGAGTCCAAGGATATAAATGCCTGCCGTGAATGGGATGAACTAGCGCTCGAATGTGTAACACACGACGAATATAATCGCGCGAGCAAACGTTTGGGAGAGCTAGAATTTCGTCAACGATTGGAATTTGCGCCGACGACGGCGCGGCGACGCGCAGCGGGGTTTGATTGCGAAATTTCAGGACTTCATGCGTGTCTTGTGAAAATTCTGGCCATGCTACGCGATAGTCCTTTGGGCCGACGCGGCCACCGGGCATCGCTATCAAGCGCGCTCCAGCCCATTCGAGCCACGACTGAAGCTCTATCGGCGTTAGCTGGCTCACGTTAGCTCCTTACGCCGATCATTTGCTATCGCATTCAACACCGCTTCGACGGTTTGGTCGGGATCAAACGAACTAACGCAGTTGTTGTGACCGAACTTGCACGCAAAATACTCGCACTCAGGCACATCCACGTCACAACCATAACACGGAACATTAGCTATTAATGGAGTGAAATTCCAACCAAGCTCGCCGTGTCGATAGGGCATCGCGCGCGAGTGGTGGGTGATGGTCATGGGACAGATAACCGGCGTGTCAGTGCAACCGCTCAATGGCATTAGGCCCGAGCCTGTGACTAAAAACGCTGCTGAACTCTCAATCAACGCCACCTGTTGTGCAAGCGTGAGTTTGCCGCGGAAGTCCTTAACCATATCCATATCACCGTAAACACCGCCATCGTAGACGCCGCCGGTGATGGCGATTACGAAATTTCGGTACATCAATCGCGCTGTGACCATTTCCCACCAGTCTCTCGGGATGGTGCGGGAGGGCCAAGTCTTGGCTGCGTGAATTGTAATCAACTGCGCTGACGCAACTGTTGGGATTTTGAATTCTTTTTCGTGCGTGAAGATGATGGATTTGTCGCCGTCGGTGTCGCGGAAAGCGGTAAACAACATGGCGTCAACTTGATGTACACTTCGATTACGCTCAAACGCCCCGTCGAGATTGCAGACCAAGTCATAGTCGCCATTTTGGTCATAACCCCATCTGGAAAGGTGCGGGTTCTGGAACAACGCCATTGGGTGATCGGTCTGGTAATGGATTTCGGCGTCGGGATGCTCACGCCGGAAGCGGTGAATTACGGGCGTGGTGTTTAATACGTCACCGAGCGATGCTTTGCGTTGGATTAGAATTTTCATGGTAGTTCTCCCCATTCGGATTTTGATTTAACGTAGTCGTTAGCTAACGCTTTGCGTGTAGCTAGCGCGTCCGCGGACAGCACATGCGGCCAGTTGAATATTCCGTGAAAGCCAAAAGTTGACGTCGTTGACACGCCTCGCTCGAAGGCAAAGCTTTGAGCCATAGTCGCCGGTGCCCACTTAAACCCGTGCGTTTCCAACTCTCGCCGGTATTTGCGACAGAGCGTATCGTCCTCTGGGGTTTGGACTGGGAATTTGATACGATTTTCGGAAAGAAATCGCATGAGCTTAACGCTGCGCAAGCTAAACCCACCATTGCCGACGTCGAGGCCGTCTCGATGCCAGGGCCACGGCGCGCCGGTATAATCATAAGCTAACCAACTGTCGCGCCAAAGTTTGCCGTCGAGAACCCAACCGTCGTATTGAATGAATAAAACATGCGTTAGCTGCGCGAGTTCAAATGGTTGGAGTGGGAGATACTCCCACATTAGTTTGCCGACTACGTCGATGTGCGGACAGGTTATGTCTATGTGTCCA